TGCTCACAGAAAAAGCCTATCCCGTGCCCGATGCCGACGTGCTGGCCTACAACGCGGGAATATTGAACGGTGATATCCCTGCAGGGCGCTCCATCAACGCCAGCGCGCGCAGGTTCGCAGCGGATTTACAGCGCGCAGATATCTACATGGATTGGGAAACGATGGCCGCGCTACGCGCGCACTACCGCCGGCTGCACCTGCTAGGCGATTATTCGGGTACGCCATTCGAGCTTGCGCCGTGGCAAGCGTGGGTACTCGCAAATATTTGGTGCTGGCGTTACACCGATGGCAATCTCCGCCGCGTGGTTAATGCCGTCCTGCAGGTCGCGCGCGGCAACGGCAAAACCACTTTGATGGCGGGCCTGGCGCTGTTTGACCTGCAAAGCGGCCCGGGAAAGCGCGTCTATTGCATTGCAAATAAGGTAGAGCAGGCAAATATTGTGCTTGATTCGGCGCGCGCAATGCTTGCCGGCGGCCCGCACGATTGCGCGCTACGGTTTAAGACCATAGAACGGCCCGAAGCCGATAGCGAATTTCACGCGCTACCGTCCAAAGCGTCAAGCCTGGACGGCCTCACCCCGTCGCTATTCATCGCAGACGAAGCGGCGGAGTATAAAGACAACGTACTTGCGAAGCTCGAAACCGCAATGGCGAAACGCCGCGAAGGTTTGGGCGTTGTCATATCGACGCCGTCCGACAATGCCGACGGCCGCTACGCGGAACTGATTACGCGCTGCGAAGGCATATTGGATGGTTCAATAGTCGACGATGCCACCATTCCAATGCTGTTTGGCATCGACCAGGGCGACGATTTAGACGACGAAAACTGTTGGATCAAGGCAAATCCAGGCCTTGCGCACGAACAGCCGGACATTCGCAGCCTGCGGCGGGCGTGGTCAACCCGCAAAAATACCCCTATTCGGCGTGCTGAATTCGCCCGATACCATTGTTGCCGCACGTCTGTAGAGGCGTTTGGGTGGTTGGATATGGCCTGCTACCCGCAGAATACGGCCATAGATTGGAAATCCCTGCGCGGCCGTCCAGCGTGGGCGGGCCTTGACCTATCGCGCAGCCTAGATATGACGGCGCTAGTAGTGGCCGTCCCGTTGGACGATGGAACGGTGGCGCTGCGCGGGCAGTACTGGCTACCAGCTCACGAAGTCATCCAACGCGAATCCGACTACCGGCTACCGATTCGTTCGTGGGCGGCGGCCGGCAAAGTCACGCTAGTACCGGGGCGCGAAGTGTCGTACGAACTGGTGGCCGCGGCGCTGTTTGACCTCGGCAACGAATTCCAGCTAGTGCGCGTGGGCTACGACCGTTGGGGCGCCAAGATGTTCGCGGAGATTTGCCAACAGCAGAATATTCCGCTCGACTCATATTCAATGGGCGTATCGGTCTTCGGCCCCGGTTGCCAACTGTGGCAAAACTATTGGGTAGGCGCTCGCCTGCGCATCGATGACGATCCAGTCATGCGCGTCGCGTGCGCTACCGCCATCGCGCATCGCGATAGGAACGCGAATATCACCATTGATAAGGTGAAGCGCAAGCAAATTGTGGACCCCCTGGTGGCCGGCGTAATCGCCCTGCATTGTTGGGGCGGCACCACGCGTAGCGGATACGAAGACCTTATCTAAAGTTAGGGGCGAATTCGTCCGCGCGCGCGCGTCAATACTGCCCACGTGATTTCTAACGTACTCCGCCGCTGGCTGTTTGGAATGCCGTCCACTACGTGGATGCGCGGCACCATGAACGGCCGTCCCGTGGTCACTCCGGCGAACGCGCTGCAGTTCACGCCGGTCTATCGCGCGGTGACCATGATCGCCAGCGATATCGCGCGCGTCGATTTCGATACGACGTCCTCTCAAATCGATTCGCTGCTACGTTCGCCGTCCACGCTTATGACTGCGTTCGATTGGCGCCGCGCCATGACCATGAACGTGCTGTTATATGGCAACGCGTTCAGCGTGCTGAACCGCACGGGATTGGGCGAAGTGGTCGAGCTGATTATGCTTGACCCCGAAAAGGTGCAATTGGTGACGCAGACGGCAACGCCGTTCTACCGCACGCAGCAATACGGCGATATCCAGCTATCTGAAATGTTCCACTTGCGCGCACCCTCGACCAATGGGCTTTGGGGAGATAGTCCAATTGGTATGTGCCGCACGTCTATCGAGCTGCTCGGGGCTACTGAACTCATGGCCCTGAAAGCGTACGAAAATGCAGGCAATCCGAAGGTTGCATTGGTTCACCCCGGCAAACTGTCGGCCGAAGCCATGCAAGCTATCGAACGCGACTACATGGAAAAGCATTCGGGTTCGCTGAATAGCGGCCGCCCGTTGGTTGCCATGGATGGCCTGCGTATCGAACGCTTAAGCAGCACGCTTGACGATACCGGCATGGACGCCGCGCGACGGTTTAGCATCGGCGACGTGGCGCGAATCTACGGCGTACCGCCGCATTTGCTCGGCGAATCCTTGAACGATGCCCGCGGCGCACAAATGGAAGCGCAGGGGCGCGCGTACATCGACGGCTGTTTAATGTCATGGCTGCGCGCGTGGGATAGCCAAATAATTGCGAAGCTCGGCAACATCGGCGACGCAATCGCGTGGGACGTTGATGAGTGGATGCGTCCAGGCATTGCGGAACAATTCGCAGCGCTGCGTACCGGCGTCGAATCGGGCGTGATAACTCGAAACGAAGCCCGCGAAAAATTGGACTACGCTCCGCTACCCGGCCTTGACGATCCAATCGTTGCGAAAAATATGGGCACGGGCGGCGGTTCAACCAATCTCGGCACCGATACCAGCGCGCAGGGCGGTACTCCATGATTTCTAGCCGAAGATTCAAGGCAACCGCTGCAGATGGCCGCACGCTCGAGGGATACGCGAGCATTTACGGCGCGCCGTCCGGCACCATTCGTGAGATTGGTAGGACGTTCACCGAAACCATCCAGCGCGGCGCGTTCGATGCGTCGCTAGCGGCCGGTGGTGACGTTAAGTTGTATTTCCAACACGATCCATCGATGCCGCTGGCGCGCACGCAAAGTGGCACGCTCACCCTTCGCAGCGATGAAAAGGGCCTGAAGTTCTCCGCGGAGCTTCCCGATACTACGCTCGGAAACGACGTGCGCACGATGCTGCAGCGCGGAGACCTAAGCGGCGAAATGTCGTTCGGGTTTTCCGTGCGCGCCGACGAATGGAACAAAGAGAAAACGTTTCGCGCGGTCACCCGCGCAGATTTGTACGAAGTGAGCATCGTTGTCGATGCCGCGTACCCGCAAACTAGTAGCAGCCTGCGCGATGCCGGCCGCGAAACCAACGCGCGCGTACTGACCCTACGCGCTAGGAGTCAAAATGTCACAGCACTTGATTGAGCGAAAGCAACTGTTGAAGGATATGCAGGAGCTGAATTCCCGCGCGGATTTCGGCACCCTGCAGCAAGAGCAGTACGACCGCATGGACGCGCGGTATGTTGAACTGGATGCCCTGATTCAAGGTGAGTCGCGCGCGGCCGCGCTGGCGTCACGCGTCGAATCTCTCGGCAAGCCTACGTTGCGCGCGCAGGCTGCAGCCACGACCGTCGGTAACCGCGTTGCCGATGGTGACGTTGCCAGCACCCCGGAGTACCGCGCTGCATTCGGGCGCGCGTTGAAGAGCGGAAACTTCCACGAACTGCGTACCCTCACAACCGGCACGTCAAACGCGCCGCTTCCGACTGATATGCAGCGCCGCATTTGGCAACTGCTGCAGAACGATATGCCACTTCGCAGCATTGCGCGCGCGACCACTATCGGTTCCGATCAGCAAGTAACGGTGGAGACTGCGATTCCGACCGGCTACCTGGTGAACGAAATTGACTCAGGCGGCTCGATTAACGTTGTCACCGAATCCGATCCAACGTTTACCCGCAAGACCATCGGCGACTACGCGTACGCAGCGCGCACCCCGATTACCTATCAGGCGTACAACGACTACATCCAGGGCGGTACGTACCTTGCGGATAAGCTCGCAATGGCCGTCGGCCTGGCTGAAGAGCGCTATTTGATGACTGGCGACGCCAGCGCGGCCGCTTCCGGAAACCCCGCGCAGCCGTCCGGCGTGGTCACTACCGTGGTTGCCGCCGCGAATAAGTACACCATGACCGTCGGCACCGCGAATACCGGTGGTTGGGCCGGCATCGTCGGCGCGCCTGAAGCGATCATCGAAACCGCTCACCTGGTTTCACCGCAGTACCGTCGCGGCGCATCGTTCCGATGGATGATGGGCGACGTCGCCGCGAAGAATATCCGAAGCCTGAAGGATGGCAACGGCCGATTCCTTTGGCAAGTGTCGGACAACGTCACCGAAGGAATCACCAACGGATTGAGCGGAAACCTATACGGCATTCCCGTCATCGTTTCGCAGTTCATGCCGACGGCCATCACGACCGGCGCGTGCGCAGCGCTTTGCGGAGATTTCTCCAACGTTGAAATCTACGACCGCGGGCCAATCGAGTCGAAGCTTGACGATATGACCGGCTTGCAAACTTTGACCTGGAAGCTGCAGGCGTGGAAGCGCAGCGACGTCGTGACCTACACCGGCGTTTCGGGCCTGCGTCCGTTCTCTTTCCTTGCATTCAAGTAATCCAATCCCCTGCGCGCAGCGCTAACGCGCTGCGCGCGGCTTATGTCTGTACCGCTTTCCACAATTAAATCAGCCTTGAAGATTGACTACGATACCGACGATGTCGAGTTAGTCCGATGGCGCGAAGCAGCGCAAGACCTATGCGCGCGGGCTACTGGTTTATCCTTTGTGAAATCGGCGCAGGTGTTGTATCTACCGTATTTCAAAGATTCGATGCTACCCGCGCAGCCGTTCGCCGCGTTGACAAGTGTTACTTACGCGAATTCAAGTAACACCATTACAACGATGGCCGCGGCGGAATACTGGTTAGACCGCACGCAAGGCCCTGTTCCGATGATTCGGTTTCTTACCTCGCCAGGTATCTACCCCGGCACGGTCATCACGGTGAACTACTCCGCTGGCTATGACATGGTGCCGGCGGAAATCGTGCATTGTGTCATAGCGCTAGTCGGCGCCTGGTACAACAACCCCGAAGCGTTTCAACCGATTGGCCTCTCCGCGGTACCTATGTCGGTCACCTACATTCTTGAAACAATGTCGGTCCGGAGTATGCTCCGATGATTAGCGCCGGCCAACTGCATTGGAACGCCACGCGTCTGATTGCAAGCGCGTCGCGCGATGCGTTGGGTATGCGTACCGATTCGTGGACCAACGGCATCACCTTCCCCGTTTCGATGCGCCAGGTGACCGCAGCCGAAACGCAGTACGCCGACGGAGTCGCCGTGCGTCGCAACTGCGAGGTACGCGCGCGCTGGCCTGCGTTGGTGGCCGCTGGCGTCACCGAAGTGGACCGCTTGCTAGTCGATGGCCGCACGTTGCGTATCACTTCCATCATTGACCTGGATGAAGCGCATCGCGTGGGCGTCATCCAATGCGAGCAGGTGAGCTAGTGGCGACGATTGAAACCGCTATCCGCGTAATGCTCACTACGCATATGGGAAATTCGACCGTAGCCGACGCGCGTATCACGCACGGCTACCGCCTGCAGAATTCCGTTTTGCCTGCGGTTACGTTCGTGGTCGATAGCACTACCTGCGTAACGGTCGATTGCCTGCTAAATCAATCCACCGTGACCGTCACCGGCGTAGCCGTTACGACGCTGGCCGCCAACAATCTTGGCGCCGACATTAACGCGGGATTTGTCGCCGGTACCTACGACTCAATCAAGATATACGCGCCCGTGCGGAACGCTACGACGCTGGACGCCCCCGAAGTTGGCGACGGCGACGAACAAACGCCCGCAACTATTACCCTTACCTTCGACGTTTATTGGAGCGTTTGATATGTCTGTCTACTCTACTACTGGTTGCAAAGTTGAATACACCGCCGCCGGCGTCGGCGGCGCCGCCGGTGCCTATACGCAGTTACTTGGTTGGGCCGAAGGTACGTTGACCTTCACCATGGAAACGGTGGACGTCACGAAGGTAGGCGACACAGACCGCGCGCTCACCTACGGAATCCGTAGCGGTGGATTTACGGGGACGATTATTTACGACCCCGCGAATCACAAATACTTGGAAACCCTGGTATCGAGTGGCGCCGCAAATACTTGGAGATGGACGACCATTCCCGCCGCTGGCGGCACCGGCGGCGCGGCGGCAAATACTTACGTTGCCAGTTCCATGATTACCGATTTCGCCGTCACGATTGCTAGCGCCGAAGTTGTGCGGGCAAACATTACCGTTAAATTCGTCGGCGCGGTGACCTACTCCACATGATCGATATCGAATCCATCCTTCGACTTCGCCCCGTTCCTGCAACGTTCCTAGGCGTTCAATTTCTAGTAGCGCGGCCGACGCTGTTGGACCTCACCACCGCGGTAGAGCTGAACACCACCAGCACCGCGTGCGCGCGCCGGTGGTGCCTAGCGCGTCACCTGCGCAAACTGGACGGTACGCCAGTATTTGCAGACGCCGAAACGGCGGACGGTTGCCCCGCGGCGCTAGCGCAAGTGGCTATTCCGTTTATCGAGGCGCTCTATAGCGAAGGGTCGGACTGACTAGGGAATCGCGCGCGCTGCTGCGCTATTCCCTAACTGGCCGCAATGCAGCACCGTGGGAACGTTCCACGCTTGAAATGATCATCGAAACCGGCTACCGGCCGACCTCTTACTACGCAGGCTTCCTTGAGTCAATTAAGCGCAGCCATTACGGTGAGCCTGGATAAAAAATCCCTCGAAGAGGTGACGGCC